GGAAATGTTATTGAAGTAGTTGCAGCAGATGCTAATACTAAAATGCCAGCAATAGGTGTTTTAAATGAGGCATTATTAGATGATGCTGAAGGAAAAGCAGTAATGTTTGGTACTGTACAAGGCATTGATACATCTGCTTTTAGTGTAGGTGATGAGTTATATGTTTCTGCAACTGCTGGACAATTTACAGCTACCAAACCAACTGCAACAACTGAAGAAGTACAAAAGATTGCAGTTGTAGTTAAATCTCATGCAAGTAATGGATTAATAAAAGTATTTGGTGCTGGTAGGGCAAATGATGTGCCTAACCTTTTGACAAGAGATATAACCATTGATGGTGCCGATTTTTACTTTGGAAATGCTGACCAAATAAGAATGGGTGATTCTATTGGTTTAAGAATACAGCATAATGGTAGTAATACATTTATAGATGGGGAAATTGGCGATATGTATTTTAGAGCAGAAGCAAATAATTCTGCTATGTATTTTCAAGCAGATAATGGCTCTGGAGCTAATGCAACCTATATAGAAATTAATGGTAATGATGAAGGAATTTATGTAAACAGATTAATGCGATTTGCAGATGATGTTGAATTACGTTTAGGTGAAAATAATGACATAAGATTATATCACAATTCAACAACTGGTAATAATAATATAGAAAATCATACTGGTGATTTATATGTAACAAATTATACAGATGATGGCAGCATAATATTTAGATCAGATAATGGTATTGGTGGTGTTACTGAATATTTTAAAATAGATGGAAATATTAACAGAAATGTAATAACAGTTACAACACAGATTGGTGATAATACAGCTTTTATTTTCGGTTCTGGTGCTGGTCGACCTAGTATAAAATATGATTCGACAGCTAGTCAATTATTTATTAGTGGCGAATCTAAGTTTCTATCAGAGCTAACTGCAAATAATAATTTTGTAGCTAATGGAACTGTTGATTTAAATGTAATGCCTTCACACCAATCGGAAGGTTCAATACATATTGGAAGATATGATGGCAACGCAACTAGGTACCATTTAATAAAAAATTACGTTTCATCAACTGAAGCAAGTAATTATATTAAGTTTTCATTACACAATGGAACTGAAAGCACTACAACAGATGTTTTAAGTTTATTTGGAGATGGTCATGTCGAAGTTAGTGCAAGTGGAACACCCCAATTAATTTTAGATGATACTGGAAATGCTGGAGGTGGAGGTGCTTCTGGTAAAATTATATATAAAAATACTGATGGCAATGCTATTGGTTTAGGTTATACTGCTGATGACACAACTAGTTCTGATTTTATTATTTCAAGTGATGCTGGAAGCACTTTTGGTGGTTATTTAGGTTTAGATGCTTCTGCTATTGATGATCCTAGCCAAATTATACTTGATCCTAAAACAGATGTTTATTCAACAAAGCCAGTAACAACTGCTAATGTGTTTGTTACTTATGATGTTGATGTAACTAATGGCACACCATCAACAGATCAATTAAGAGCTAGTGGTTATGGTATTATAGGTAATAGAGGAATATTTTATGTTACTAATGCTGGTGGCGGTGTACAAATAGGAAATGGCACAGTACACAATGGAGATCAAACCGCTCTATTTGAAACCTCTTTAATAACGTTAAGTAAACAAACTTTAATAAGTGCTCAAACCACTATTGGATTTGGTCAAATAACAACAAACATAGGAACAACATCACATTTAAAAATACAACCTACTGCAACTACTAATACAACTGGAAAAACATCAATGTTTTTAGGTACGTCAACAGTAAGTAATTATGGCATATCATTAAGAGGTGCAAGATTTGGCGATACTGGTACGCCAAAATTTGAAATAGCTGTACATAATAATTCTTCTAATGGTTCAGTTGCTTTAGAAATTGACCAATTTACAAACACACACATTAAAGGTGAATTATTTATAGAAGATGTAGATAATGCAACAGCAGCAGACACAGACAAGGTTTTAGTAATGTCTAATGAAAGTGGTGAAGTACAATATAGAACACCATCACAATTTGCAGATGATATGAATGTACCTACTGGATATGGTGGTGCTGGGTTAATTCCTATATATGAAACAGCAGACACATTTACAACTAATTCAAATTTATATTGGGATATAGCTAATGGTCGTTTTGGATTAGGCGACACAACTCCAGATTGTAGATTGAAAGTACAAACTGGAACTGTTACAACAGATACACATAGTGTTCATATACTACATCAAAGGAACAATCCAGATATTGCACATAACGCTTTATTTATTGATGCTAATTACTCAGGTACAAAATCAGATGCTACTGATATAGCACAAACTGGTTTAAAAGTAGATTTAGATTCTTCAGCTAATGGAACTGCTGCTGATGAACATAGAATATATGGTATTCAATCAGATACTAGAAATAGTGGTTTTGCTGATATTGTATATGGAATTTACTCTTATGCTGAATCGAATTATACTGGCGCTAAAACTGCCAATCTTGCTAGTGTTTATGGTATTGCTACACACGATTCCAGCAGCACAAATGGTGGTGTTGTTAACATGTTTGGTGTTAAAGGAGTTACACAAATTCAAGATAGAGGTGATGTTGATAATAGTTATGGTGGGCAATTTCAAACACTTATATCAAATAATCGACTTGAAAACGTTGGTGTAACAGTAGGTGTTGAGGCAGAAATACAAATTGATGAACAGAGTGCATTAACCTATGGAGATATGCATGGTTTTAGAGCTATCATTGATAACAATGAGGGTGCTGTACCAACATTTGGAAACCAATATTTATTTAAAGGTGATTATGAAGGAACTAGAGGCGGTGCTGCTTATGGTGTATATTGTGAGGGTGATAAACATTATTTAGAAAACAAATTAAGTGTTGGCACTACTGCAAGTGGTTTTAGTTTAAATGTATATAGTTTAACAACAAACGTAGTTTCACAATTTGAAAGTGGAGATAACCAAGCATGGATAAGTGTAAGAGATGATGGTTATACTACCTATGGAGCAATGTTAGGTTGTGATCATGATAATGGTCATGAGATTATTTTAGCTAATAATGCAGCGACAAAAAGATTAGTTATAAATAATTCTGGGCAAGTAGGTATAGGATCTGAAAATCCAAATGCTAAAATGCATTTAAAAAATGGCGAAAGTGGTTGCATTAATCCTTGGTCAAATGCAGATGAATTTGTAATTGAAAATAGTGGAAATGTTGGATTGGCATTTCAATCACCAAATGATGGTGCTGCTACAATAGCATTTCAAGATCCTGAAAGTGTACAAGCTGGATTTATACAATACTTGCATGCAGATAATGCCATGAGATTTGCAACTAATGGCAACAACATTAGATTGAACATAGACAGTTCTGGAAACCAAACATTAAATTTATCTAGCACTACAACACAATTTTTAGGCAATACATCTGGTACTTTTACTATTAAAAACACTACTGGTGGTATTAATATTATGGCAAATGGCAGTTCAGTTGTATCTGCATATATCACATCAAGTTTAATAACACTTAACGAAATAACTCAAGTTAATAATAGAATACAAACATTAACACCAATGGGAGATGTTGGAGCTTGGGATGCTGCTGTAATAAGAGTAAATGCAACAAATACAATAGACACAACTGGTTTTTTAGGTATGCGATTTGCGACAAGTACAGCTAATAATTATGGCTGGAGATTTGGTGCCAATAGAAGCGGATCAGGTAGAGGTTCACTACGATTTTTTGAGCATAATAATTCTGTTGCTGGTGTTGAAAGGTTTACTATAAAACAAGATGGTAATATTGGTATATCTGTTAATGATCCTGATTATTTATTAGATGTAAACAATAAAGCCGCTTTTGGTGGTACTGGTAGTTATAGAGTATTTGTAAGTGGAGAAGCTTCTGGCTCTTATATTGAATTTGGATTAAATTCAAATAATGGATCGTTAGGTACAATGGGAACTTATGCAAGTGCTTTTAATTTTGAAACATCACAAACAAATGGGTTTAGTTGGAAACAAAGTGGCAGTGAAAAAATGAATTTAGCTGCTGATGGTGATTTAAAGATAGCAAGATATTTAGAACATTTAGGAGATACAAACTCCTATTTAGGTTGGGCAGCTGGAGATGATTTTAGAATAGTTACTGGAGGTAGACAATTGTTAAAATTAGATGAGGGAACTGATCCTGATATTTTAAACTTTATGACAAGCACTATAACAATGTCATCTGGTGGCGATTTTACTGCTGCTAAAGTTACATCTAGTGGTGATGTTATTGCTTTTTCTGATAAAAGAGTTAAAACTAATATTAAAACTATTAATAATGGTTTAGAAAAAGTGTCTAAATTAAGAGGTGTTAGTTATAATAGAACAGATGTCGATGATAAATCAAATAAAATTGGTGTTATAGCTCAAGAGGTTAAAGAAGTATTACCAGAGATTGTTAATTATGATGATAAAAAAGATTTATTAGGGGTTGATTATGGCAAGATGGCTGGTGTATTTATTGAAGCTATAAAAGAATTAAAAGCAGAGGTTGATAGTTTAAAACAAGAAATAAAACAATTAAAAAAATAGATTATGGCTTGTCCAAGTATTGCAGATGATGAATTGTCAATGTTAAAAGTAGCTAGAGAGAGAACTGGTGCTGGTTATACATCAAACTTTTATATAGCACCACCAATATATATGTCAGATATACAAAGATTATCTGGTGGTAATACAAGTGGCTCTGGTCGAAGTTATCCAGCAGTTGCATTAGCAAACCCAATAGATAACCGACCAGATGGTGAAAATCCATTACGTATGTCTGAATTTAGTTCATACGATCAAAACCCGCCTAGAACTGCGTTTATGTTTAATTATAACAGTCAGTCAAGCAATAATGCTTGTCAATTTGCAATACCTTTCGATACATATTATCATGATGATCCAAATAATTTAGTGCCAAGTTCTTTAAATATATATACAGCATATACAACACAAACTGGAACAACACCAGCAAGTGCTGGTTACTATGCTATATATACAACTGGGGGATCACCGAGTGGTTATTGGATGCAAGTTGGAAACAATGGATTAATAATTGCAACTGGAAGTTGTTAAAAAATTATTAAATTTGTAAAAAAATTATAATATGGCAAATACTTATAAATGGCAAATTTCACAATTAGATGCAAAAATACACCAAGATAATTTAGACAATGTTATATATAATATACATTGGAGCTTAACTGCATCTGATGATTCTGAGCCACCATATAGACAATCAAGTATTGGAGTTTTACCAGTATCTTATAACTCTGAAAATCCTTTTATACCTTATAGTGATTTAACAAAAAATGAAGTTATTGGGTGGTTAGAATCTGCATTAGATGTAGAGTCAATAAAACAAAATTTAGATAATAAAATAGAATTACAAAAAAACCCAGTTGATGAGTATTTAATACCAGATTGGGATTAATAATAATTAAATAAATATATAATGAGCAAACTAGAAGAAAAAGAGTTACAAGAATTAAAAGAATCAATAGCAAAACCAAACCAAATTGCAACTGAAATTGGTTTAAGATATATTGCATATCATTCATTAGACAAACTTGTTGATGCATTTAGTGAGGCATCTAAAGAACAACAAGAGTTAATGAAATCAATTGAGGAAAAACATGGCAAAGGTTCTTTAAATATAGATACTGGCGAAATCACACCAATAGAGGAATAAAATGCCAGTTATAAATGCCAGTAGCTTTTTACTTTTAAAAGATACAACAGTTATTGGCCATTCAAGAAGCACTAGCTTTAATGTCAATGTAGATTTACCAGATGCAACTAATAAAGAAAGTAATGGTTTCCAAGAGGTTATAGCTGGAGTTAAAAGTGGCACTATTAGCTGTGATTGTTTAACTGATTATTCCGATTCATTAAGTTTTAGCCAATTATCTGAAATGGTTATAACTAAAGAAAAGGCAGTATTTTATTTTAAAGATATTGCAAATAATAAATTTTCACTTAGAGGTGAGGGGTTTGTGCAATCAGTTGATGAAACTGCTGAGTTTGAAAATGCTACTAGTTTTAATTTAGAAATCAACTTGACTGGAGTGTTTACAATAACAGATCCGAGTCAAGGTTTGACTTGGGATAATGTCTTTGCTAAGTGGGAAGATATAGCAGATAACTGGGAAGATGTATAATTTTTTTATTTGTATATTTGTTAAAGATTAATAATTTAAAAAAAATATAAATGGCTACAACTGGAGTATTTAATGGTACTGACTTAATTTTAAAAATCCATGATGGGATATCAATTGCAGCGGCAACTGCTGTTGGACATTCAACATCTTGTACATTATCACTTTCAAATGATTTACCTGAGGCAACAACTAAAGATTCAAGCGGATTTCAAGAAGTTATCGCTGGTGTTATTAGCGGTGAGCTT